ATGGCTCGTCTTAATAAAGAACTTGAAGGGATTAAAGTAAGAAGTGAAAGTGGTATGATAAAAGGTTTAGCACACATAAGAGTACAAACAGAAACCGTTAATCCACTAACTCCTATGGATTTGGGTAATCTTATAGCAAGTTGGTTCGTGGCTACTGCAAAATCTAATCCACGAGTAAAAGGTCGAAAAGTATTCAAAGGACCAAATGCAGGAAAGATAAAAGCAGATTTTGAAAATGCAAAAGCACAAGGAATAGGAGAAATAGCTTCCATGACCACAAAAGATAAGAAGTTTGTAATGGGAGGCTATGGTGCAAATTATGCAGGGTTTGTCCATGAATTTATACCAGGTATAGCTCATTTTAAAAGGGAAGGTTCCAAGGAAAAATGGTTACAAGATCATTTGTATAAAAATACCAAGAAAATAGTAGAGATAATCAGAGAAGATGCAAAAGTAAAAGGATAAGAAAATGAATAGTCCGGCAGATGATATAAAAGACATGTTAGTAGCAGATACTACTTTAGGATTAACTTTTGCTACTAATTTATTTGTAGGTACAGAACCTGCAAAACCAGATAATTGTGCAACAATATTTGATACACCTGGTTTTGCCCCGCAACTTACACTTACAAAAGGGGAAAACTATTATTATCCATCCATACAAATAAGAGTCCGCAATAGAGATTATCAGACAGGATGGGCACTTATACAAGACATAATGGTATCGTTACATGGCAGATCACAAGAGCCAAGAAATGGTACTTTATATTCCGTTATTTACTGTTCCTCTGGACCCGCCCAGTTGGATTGGGACAATAATGGAAATGTGAGGTTCATTTGCAATTTCAATATTCAGTGCAGATGAACAAGTATTAATTAATACATTAAAAAGGAGGAAAAACAAAAATGGCTAGTACAGCAGTTAGTGGCGTAGGAACAGATTTTATGCGGTGGACTACGAATGCGTGGGTTAAGGTCGCTGAGATCAATTCGATTACTGGCCCGGGAATGTCAAGAGATACGATTGATGTAACTTCTCTTGATTCTACCGGGGGGTATCGGGAATTTATTACTGGATTTCGTGATGCTGGTACTGTTGCTCTTGCAATGAATTTCACACGTGCAACTTACGATGTGATGAAGGCGGATTTTGAGAGTGACACGGCACAGAATTATGAAATCGTTCTACCAGACGTTGAGAACACTTCAATAGAGTTTGAAGGTCTGGTAACTGAATTACCATTAACCATTCCTGCAGATGATAAGGTCACGGCAGACGTGACTATCAAAATTACAGGACAGGTTTACATTGATTCAGGTTCAGGATCGTATTCTTAATTATTATTACAGACTAATCAAGTCTTATTTTTTAAACAATTTAAAATTAAAATTATGAAATCACTTATTGTTATTTATATTCCTTTAGAATCAACTCCTAAAAAGAAAAAAGGAAGAAGAAAATGTAAAGAAGGATTTGAAAAAAACAAACCAGAAGGATCAGACATATTAATTATTTCAGATCCAGCGAGAAGTAAAGTTGAAACAGAAGTATTTTTTAACAATTAAATAAACATCTAATCATGGAAAAGTTATTAACAAGGGATTTATTACTGACAAAGGAAGAATTAGAAGTAGTAAAAGTGGAATTGGGAAATGATGAATTTGTCTACGTAAGACAGATGACAGGCAGAGAAAAGGATAGTTTTGAACAATCACTTATCAAGGAAACAAAGGACAATAAAGGACAGGTAACAGGTTATGACAGGGCTTTGGGAGATTTCAGGGCAAAGTTAGCAGTGGTTACTTTGAGTAATGAAAAAGGTGAATTGCTACTGGATGCAAAGGATTATTCAAGGCTTTCACAGAATATGAGTGCGAGGCGTTTGGAGTTGATCGTTAATGCAGCACAGAAGTTAAATGCAATCTCAGAAGAAGATAAGGAGGAGTTGGTAAAAAACTTAGAAGTCGGCCAAGCCGACACTTCGCCTTCAGACTCTGCAGAGAGCTCAAAATAATACATCCGGATTACCTGTTGGATAATTTAACATCCAGACAGCTTAGTGAATGGGAAGCATACGATAAGATAGATCCGATAGGTAGTTGGAGGGATGATTTCAGAATAGCAAAACTTGAAAGTTTACTTACGAATATTGTTCAACAATTATACGCAAAGAAAGGAAGTGCACCAACGATAACAACTCCATTAGACTTTATGCCTGATTGGAGTGGGGAAAGAGCAGACATAAAACCTGAAAAAAGTCTTGCGGATGAAATAAAGCAGGTATTTTCAGGGATAGCAAGTAATAAGGAAAAGAAAGTGGAAAGGAAACTCAAACCACCAGTAACGAAAACAAAGTGGAAAGGAAACTCAAACCACCAGTAACGAAAACAAATAGGAAGCCATGACTTTAGGTCAATTGACAGTCGTTTTAGGGGTAGATTCTACCCTGGCAACTGCAGGAATGTCCGCTTTTCAAAGACAAATGTTGGTTGCTGTAAATAAGATGAATGCTTCTTTAGCCATTCTTACTGCTTCTATGGGAAGAGTTTCTAGGGCGGCAATTAGTATGGGTACAATAGCAACTACAGCAACAAATAAAATTGTAACTGCTACAAGTATGGCTTCTACCGGAACAGCTTCTTTTGCTGCTAAAATTGCGGCTGGAAATGCTGCCATTTTAACAAATTCAACTGCAACAGCTGCAAAAATTGTAGCAGTAGATGAAGCAGGAATAACAGCACGTGTTGCAACAGATAAAGCAGCTACTGTAGCTCGTATTGCTGCTATGCAAACATTTTCTAAAAAAACAATCACTTCTTTGAATACAATGTCCCAAAGATTCAGGACATTTGGTTATTTAGCTACTGCTGCTTTGACTATGCCTATTGTAATGGCAGGGAAAGCAGTAGCTAAAATGTCTATGGAATATGAAGCTTCCTTATCAAAGGTGATTGGTTTAGTTGGGATAGCAAAAGAACAAGTAAATGCCTGGGGTGAGGATATTTTAGTAATGGCTCCTAAAGTAGCTAAATCTCCAAAAGAATTAGCTGATGCTTTATATTTTATTACTTCAGCAGGTATTCGTGGAGCGGAAGCTATGGATGTATTGGAAATGGCTGCTAAAGGGTCTGCTGCTGGATTAGGGGATACAAAAACAGTTGCTGATCTTGTTACTTCTGCAATGAATGCGTATGGCATTGCAAATTTAAGTGCTGCACAGGCAACGGATATTCTTACTGCTACTGTAAGGGAAGGTAAATCAGAGGCAACTGCTCTGGCATCAACTATGGGAATGGTTTTACCTATTGCAGCTGCTATGGGGGTTACATTTGATCAGGTAGGTGCTGGCATGGCTGCAATGACTCGCACAGGTACTTCTGCAGCTACAGCAGCAATGCAATTAAGACAGATACTTAATTCATTGAAAAAACCCAGCCATGCGGCAGAGGTAGCTTTAGAAGCTATGGGAACTTCTAGTGCAGCATTAAGAAAAACAATACGAGAAGATGGTTTGTTAAAAGCATTAATGGACATAAATAATTTAACTAAGATATGGGGGGAAACAACAATGGCTAAAATTTTTCCCAATATCAGAGCTTTATCAGGAGTATTGGATATTATGGGGAAAAATTTGGGGAACAATATAAAAATATTTGATAATTTAGAAGATTCTGTGGGTTCTTTAGCAAGAGCATTTTTAGCAGCTTCAGATACTATGAAATTTAAATTTGGGGTTGCTACAGCTACAACACAAGTTGCAATGAAGAAAATAGGAGATTATGTTGCTCAATTTATTTTACCAATATTTGAATGGTTATCTAAACAATTATCGAAATTAGCAAAATGGTTTGATTCATTAACAGATGCCCAAAGAAGAAATAGATTAATTGTAGTCGCAGTAGTTGCTGCATTAGGTCCTTTATCTTTAATAATAAGTCTTGTAGGGTATAGTTTATCTGGATTAGCTGTAGTTTTTAATGCTGTAACGGCAGCAGTATGGAAAATGAATGCAGCAATGGCAATTAATCCAATGACAGCAGCGGTAGGGGCTATTATTATGATAGCATCTTTAGCATGGTTGCACTATAGACGTAGTATTAAAAACGCTACAGAAGCCCAATACGCAATGACGGAAGAATTGAAAAGAGGAAAAGATTTTATGATTGAATTAAACAAACTCACAACACAATCTAAGGCTGTAGAATTAATGAGTTTGGAACAAACAGGAGGATTACGATCAAAATATCAACAGGCTTTATATCAAGAACAACAATTAACAATAGAACTTGCAGCAGAGGGAATGAAAAGAATAGAGGCGGATGAAAAGGTTGCAGAATTAAGGAAAAAATTAGTATGGGCTGAAAATGATTTATATAAGGCAGCAGCAATACAGCGACTTGAGGCACGAAAACAACTTATTATTGCTGATCTTTCTTTAGCATACGAAGAAAGTAGAAAACGAGTTAAAGTTATAGAAGATGCTCAAAAAAGAATAGATGCAATTTTTAAAAAGAAAGATACTGCAAATACAGCAGCAGAAGATGAATTGCAGAAAATACGTGAGATTGAAGCTATTACAAATGCTTTAAATGATAGAATTAAATATATAGACAATACTGCTGTTGTAATGAAAAGTTTAGGTTTAGAATATCATACAACAGAAGAAAAAGCATCAGCATTTTTAGAGACAATAGATAAATTACTCAAAGAGGAATTAACTCCTCAAAGTGAAGAAGTACAAAATGTAATAAAGTTATATAATGCTTTGGGAGTAGAATTGTTAAAAGAAGATACTATTTTAGAAAAGTATAATAAAACTCTACAAGAACATAACAAGGAACTTGAAAGATTAGAAACTAATAGAATTAAAGGAGGAGTATCAACAGATTATAAACATTTGTTCATGAGAACAGGGCAAATTGGAGGTGGTGCAAGTATTTGGAATCCGGAGGAACAAGAGAAATTTTCAAAATTTAATTTACAATTGCAAAATGATTTGGCGGGCATTGCTAAAAAAGAAGCTATATTAGGAAATTCGTTCAAACAAGGGAGGGCAAATGTTCAATTATATACAGATGCTATTAATTTTCTCATAGAAAATTTTGGTGCGGGGAATGCTGTTATTGACGAAGCGATTGAAAAATATAAAGATTTGTTAGATGCCCAAGAAAGTCTTATAAATAGAGAAAATGCAATAAGTACATTACAAGATAGTTTTACTGATTTCTTTAGCATC